GTAGTATCTTCTTCTGGATACGCCTCCATCTTGGCTAGTTTCAAACTCTTATTAATCTTATCGCCTGCTTGCAGTAATTGGAATAAACCTTTCTGATAAGGGTCGTCAAGGTCTAAGGTCTTATCCTTAACCCCGTCCATTAACTGCTTAGACGCTGAGACGAGCGTTGAATAGAAATCCTTGGCGGGATCGGAATCCTGTAGACGCAATCTTTCAATTGCATCGGCCTCAGATATCTTATTTTCTTTGAGGAATTTCGTAATCTTTTCTAAGCTCATTGATTTTCTTTTTCTGTTCTTCAATCTCCTTCTGAGCCTTATTAGCCTCAATAGGATTATTAACTGCGGTGTAAAACTCACACCAAGAAATTAGCTTCTGGAGTTCCTTAATTTCCTCCTCGATTACTTGTTTACTGCTTTTAGCCATGTTATTAAGTCAAAATTAGATAGATCCCCTTCTTCAATTACCTCGCCCATAGACATATAGAAACGTACTATATTTCCTAGCGTAAATAATTGCTTTTGTGTTATTGTATTTGTATATACACATTCTTCATTTACTCCTCCGATTAGAGCTAAATGTACCTCTTGTCCTGGGCAGTAGTTGATAGCGTGTAAGTAGCCCTCTGTAGTAATGCAGTGTGTAAATAAGGGTTTTTCTCTGTTGAGCCCACCAACATGATACTTATCACTGGACATACGAACCTTAGCTTTCTCGTGAGCACTGATCTCCGAGGGTTTTAATGTGGTTCTGCTATATGTCCAATAGATTTTCACAACTTACTAAATGATTCTGAGGCGTATACCGCATCTGGATGTACGAATTCCTGAGCCCCAATGGTTTCGATTAATCGATTGATATACCACTGTGCCTTCTTTAAATCTTCGATTCCACCCTTATCCTCAAAACGCCACATATATTTAAGAGTGTTCCCTTTTAAGTAGCCTTTGAATTGTTCTGGTGTCATAGAGGCTTCAATAGCTGAAATGCATTCAACGCTGCCTCTTTTGTAATGATTGGGGTTAATATTGTCTCTGCTCATAAATTAAATTCTTCAGGTGGCACAAATATACATTTTTCTTTTGGAACACGAAAGAAATAATCTGTCCCTTTTCTATCTGCATTATTGATATAAACCTTTTGTTTGTAATCATCGTGGAATATTACACTAGAGTGGCAGATGATGGCAGCATAAGTCTCCTTACAGATAACCACATACCAGAAATTGTCCCACTTCTTCTTACGATCCAAAAAAGATACAGAATCGAACTGAAATGTATCCTTGGAAGTCCACGGTCTCTTTACCTTCATCTCTACTTCCCACTTATACTCAACCCCACCTTTCTCAGAGAATAAATCAATACCGTATTTGTCACAATTATTTGAAATATTGTGACCTTTACTCTTTAAAAATGCAATGAGTAGCTTCTTAGCTTCCTCATCATTCTCGTTAAAAGATTCTTGGTTAAACTTCATTTTCTTAGGTATAAGGCGAGCACCATTCCAATAATGAATGCGCCTGCAATATACCACCAATTTATGAATTCTTTAGTAATCACTCTTCCGGCCACTTTAACCTCATAAGGTATTGTATCCCTGTAAGTTATGGTATCTGCTTTCACTGTTACTCCAAAGAAAGAACCTTTCTTATAGATAATTAACTGCTTAGTTTCGATAAAGGTATCGCACTCAATAATAAACGAATCCCTGTACTCAGGCACTGGAACTCTAACTTCTTTGATGAGAGTATCCCTTACAATTACCGTATCACTCTCGTATAAATACGGATATTTGCGTATCAGTTTTTCGTATCTATGCTTAGGAGAGCAAGATGAAAATAGAGCAATGGTCATTACCGTAATGGCGGTTGCGTTAAATATATTTTTCATAGCACAAAGATAAGTTATAAACTTATAGGTTTACTATAAAGTATAAATTGTAAACGTATAGGTTAAAAGCCCACCGATTAATTCTTTGTTTACTAGCTTTTTTGCTAATATAAAAATAATAACCATTTCAGATTCTCGCCTTGACGATGTCGGAGACCAAGAAACATTTCACCCATTTTGCAGGGTCGTTATCCGATTTGAGTTTCCTCCAGATAACACAAGTCAATTGTTTTCGGTGGGCTTTTTAGTAAAAGGGGTAGCATAAGCCACCCCAGTCACCCTAAACAAATAAATATGAACAGTGCAAACTTATGCAAAAAATCCTTAAATGCCAAATTTGTGATAAATAACCAATATAATGTGCAATTTGTGTGATTTTTGGCTCATTTAACCATTAAAATGTGCAATTACATACACTAATTCGGTAAATTTCCGAATTGTGTCCAGTTAATTTACATAAAAACTGGACATTTGTGTCGCATTTATTTACAACATTTGCGACAGCGTCCTCTTGATCTTATCGTATTTTAACGCCACCTGCTTATCGTACTTGATTAAATCTGTCGCCTTGGTGATTGCATTCTCAACGGTGGATCTGTCTCTCTCGATGACTAGGCTAATCTCATTGATTTTCATACCCAACTCAATCTTACAGGCGTAACAGAATAAGTGCCGGGCATACAACTTCTCCTTGATTCTGCATTGCTCGTGGATTTCATCTGGAGTCATGCCGTAGGTTAGGCATACAGAACGCATGGCTTGTTCCCACTTATCCTTTTGATTCCTTACACTTACCTTGGGGGAGAGGATCTCTTCTCGTAACTTGTCTAATTGCTTTTTGTGAGCCAGTCTTTCTTCGTTTAACTTGGCTTTCAACCTCTTAACTTCTTGTTTGAGGTTGTGTAATACTTGATACTCGTTCATAGGGAGGGCAAAGATAATCTGAGCCCCAATGAGAAACAAATTTATTTTTTAGTACTCTTGCCGTTTTGGCCGTTACGAGCCCGGTTCTTCGCACTACTCTCTAGTACCATCTTACCGCTCTTGGTGTGACTTAAGTCTTTTCCCGCAGCGTGTCTCTTACCATAGATACCTCTCTTACGGGCCTCACCATTTAACTCCTGTCTGTACTTAACTTGATCAGGGCGAGCATTATACGCCTTTTGGTTTGTATACTTGCGTCCTGTTGCCTTATTAGAGGCAGGGGCTGTATTCTTTCCAACTATTTTATTTTTTGGCATCTTTATGTTCTATATATTCTCCAATGATGAAGGAAATTCCTATTGTAAAGGTAACAAATAATAACCCAAACAAGAATCCCTCAAACATCATTTTCTAAACTTGGCTGTTTTCTTTGCAATAGCTTTGGGCTGTGCTACAAATTGCTTGCCTGCTTTTAACCCTGCTGACTTGGCTCTATTTGTTGCACTCTTTTCTCCAGCACTCAAAGACTTCCATGCTTTCTCTGGTAAGTATCTTTTCTTACCTTCTGACTTAGTTCCATCTGAGGTTGTCCACTTTTGATCTCCCCACTTGCTTAATTTGTTTGAAGAACTCTTTGCACCAGAGTAACCTCCACCTTTTGATTTGTAAATCTTAGTGGCTAACTGCATAGCCCTTGCGCTGTGCTTACCGCCCATTTTTGCCTTTGCCTGTGATTTGGCTGAGGCCCATAAAGAAGGGTTTGTTTTTACTGCTGTGCTCATCCTTGACCTCGGTTTGGTTTACGATAATTTTTACTAGTCTTCAAGGAGCTGTTCTTTTTCTTAGAAACAACTCCAGGTCTCTTAGTGGATGCTTTTGGCTTCCATTTGCTTGCATCCTTGATAACCTTGGCAGCCATTACTCTTTAATCTTCTTGATGTAATAAATAGCACCTAGGACACCAGATAAAATACCAATTGTTGCAGCGATTAAAGAAAATACAGGTAACCAAGCAGTAGCAAAAGAAATAATTGTTGAACTTCCAGAGATGAAGGTCAGTGTATTAGCCGTTGAATCGTTCTGCAAAATCATCACTTCTTCTTTTTAATCATTTTACCAAACATCATCTTCTCCTTAGCCTCAACTTTCTTACCCTCTTTCTTTTCGTGTTTCATCTCGGCTTTCTTAGAAGCATATTTTTCCATTCCTCCGTACTCAGAAATCTTCTTAGCACCGGCTTTTTTCATTGGTTTTTTCATATATTTTCTGATTGTTATTTAACTTCCTTTTTTCCATTTCTTACTTGGAGATGCAGTCTTACTTGGACTCCACTTCACCTTATCTGCCCAATACGCAGCAGACATCTTCCCCTTGGCTATGTTCTTACCATGGCGAGACTCGAATGCTTTTCTTTGACCTACGGTCTGATTGGTTTTTACGCCTTGCTGACCGAATCTAATGGTCTTGATTTTGTCACCTTCCTTGGCAACAACAATGTGGCTTTTCTTAGAATGACTTGGTGTGGCCTTGGGCTTATTGAACCCAGAAACTCCGGCTCTAGATAGTCTCGGATCTTTCATTTTTCTTAGCAAATTTCTCAGCCGCTGTTGAACCGATACAAACAATTACCACATACTCAACCGCTTCAATAAGATCCGCATTAGGCGCAATGAGTTTTGGATACATATTATTGTAAACCATAGTAAGGAAAAGCACAAATGCCCCAACAATAGCAATAAATCTCTTATGGCTGTACTCATTCTTATCGCCTTTGAATATTTCGAAAAACTTCATATATCAAATATACAAAATAAAAAAGAAAAAGGCAACCCTGTAGATTGCCTCTTATTTTTGTCTTCTTTTGTTGCGATGGATATGGTATCCAATTAAGATTCCGATGTAGAAAATCGTGAGATACGGGATTGCTTCCATAGTCCAAAGATAATAACAAATAGTAGAACTAACCACATACCGCCATTGATGGGGACATTGATTGGGTCGCCCTTTTTCTCCTCGATTTGGGTAACTTCCAACTCGTGAAGTTCCTCAGTCGTGGGTGCTATCCATTCGCTGTGTTGCATTAGAAACACTCCAAAGCCTGAGCCTTGGTTAAGATTGTTAAGGTTTCAGATTCTTTAATTAGGTTCTTCAACATCTCCTCGTCAGATTTGTCAAGTTCCAATTCCTCTCCTTTGTGTAATTTACCAGCAATGTGCCAGATTTTTAATGCATCCCCCTTTGGGTTTTGTACCAAAGTTTGGGCTACGATTTTGCCGATGTTAGCATTCTCGATTTCGTTTCCATCGAGGTCCAATAAGTTTTTGTTTAAGTTTATCATATAATTATAAAGTTTAATTGGTTACAGGCCCAAGTGGTAACGTAAGAATCGTCTGAGCCCCAATTCAAATAGGTCTCTTGATCCATAGTTAAGTTGCCATCCATCAATGGAGTGCCTGGGATTTTAACTCCGTCTTCATCTTCGGCCTCAGAAAAGATCTGCCAATAGAAGGTTACAGAAGTTGGGTTCATAGGGAAGTTCAATGCAATAATACTGAAGTATTTTGCAGTCCCTTTAGTTGGTACGATTATGTCTTGTATCTTGATCATGTTATTTATTATTACAAATTTAGAAAATATTTACGATAATTCCACCTTGTATGTCAACATTTTGCTGACCGGGGGGATTTGTTGCGATAACTAGGATACCTGTGTACCCTGCTGTATTGTTTATCTTGTATCCAGTTGAGTTTATTGACCCACTTACTTCTAGTTTATTGCCAGCATCTGTCATTGTGCCTACTAAGAAGTTTCCTGTAGAGTCAACTAAGCGTAATCTGGCTGTGTCACTTGTTCCGAATATTAAATCAGTTCCAGAGTAACTACCAATCAAGAACTTACCAGCACCTCCCAAGTTAACCATTAAGCTAGCACTACGTACTAGAGATTGTCCAAACTGTGTACCACCAACAGTAGAACCAAATACACGATAAACCACGTTATCGCTCTGGTCGTTAAAGGCTACCCACGCTGCTGTACCATTTGCATTTGTAGACTGAACTGTTCCGTATATGTTAGCAGCCGCAGCAGATGAGATGTGGAAAGGGTAAGATGGAGATGATGTTCCTACGCCTACAAATCCAGCAGAGGTTATTCTCATTGCCTCTGTATCTGTACCTCCTGTCTTGTAGTTGAATGCTACACCACTGGTATTGTTGTCCGTGTATAATGCTTGGATTGCTTTGTATTGAGTTGTTCCTCCATAAGTCACAAATCCAAATCCTCCATTGTGAGGAGCGTAAACACTTCTAGACATCATTACAGCATCATACGCTGGAACTCCTCTAATTGCTGTATTTGCTAAATACAAAGCATCGCTAGCGTCACTGTATTTAAAACTATATTGAGTAGGGCCATTAACTCCTTCTCTTGCAATAGTAAATACATAACCAACCATAGAAATCTTTGCCCCATATGTTCCATCATAAAATGCAACTCCATTTGTACTTGCTCCTGTAGTTCTTATTGTTCCAGTCACATCCACCTTATACCCAGCGTCTGTAGTGGTTCCGATCAATACGTTACCTGCTAACCAAGTAGATGTGGTTGATGAGTTACCTATCCAAGTTCTATTTGATTCAGTTGCTGAGACCCCAGTTGATTGGGATCCTATGAATATGTTGTTTGCTCCTGTGGTGTTGGCAACACCTGCTTGAAACCCTACTGCTGTGTTGTTTAAGGCGGTGCTAGCGTTTAATGCAGCGTAACCTATCGCTGTATTATTTGGGCTTGTTGAGTTGGCTTGCAACGCAGTTTGCCCTACTGCTACGTTTCCTGATGCAGTAGTATTTCCTTGTGCCGCCCTATCTCCAATTGCCACGTTCGAATTTCCCGTTGTATTTAATATTAAGCAATTAGTACCTAAAGCAACGTTTGCAGTACCTGTTGTATTTGCTAACATACAAGAATTACCAACTGCTGTATTTTGACTACCTGTTGTGTTTGCCTTTAACGTTTGATACCCAATAGCCGTTATCTCTATTCCAGTCGTATTACTATACCCTGCCTGATATCCTACTGCTGTGTTATTGGAAGCGGTGTTAGATGCTAAAGCACTTTGCCCGACTGCCGTATTATTTGAACCTGATGCATTTGCGAATAAACTATTAAAACCTAAAGCAACGTTATCATTTCCTGAATTATTTATATAACCTGCATAAGACCCTACATAAGTATTGCGAACTGAGGATGCACTACTCAATCCTGTTAAATATCCTACATAAGTATTATCCGAACCTGTCGTATTATTTAACCCTGCATCCTTACCTATGGCTGTATTATTTGAGCCTGTTGTAAATTTCAATGCTTGATAACCAACTGCGGTGATACTTGCTCCCGTAGTGTTTGATGCTAACGTACTATTGCCAACAACAGTATTAGTACTCACCCCTCCTGCACCTAGTCCTACCCTTACTCCATTGAATCTAGAGTCTGCTCCTACTACATCTAGTTTGTATCCTGCGTCTGTGGTTGTTCCGATGAGAACGTTTCCTGTGGAAAGTATTCTTGCTTTTTCACTACCAGCAACATATAATGAAAGCGAATTAAATCCAGCTGCTACTGAACCGATTCTTATGTCTGTTCCAGACCAGGCTAGTGCATCAACCCCTGCAAGTTGAACTGTAGTTGTTGCAAGGTTTATAGTTGTATTTGTAATAGTTGTTAGTGAAGATGTTTGAGAATACTTTAAAATTGCCCCCGTGTAAAAACGAATATCTGCCCAAGTAGCCGAATTCCCCAAGTGTAATTGACTTCCTCCTCCCCAAGACAATGCAGTTGCACCACCTCCAAAAGTAACGCCAGCAGTACTTACAATCTCTAAAGATGTTTGCACTCTCGCAGTACCATTAACATCTAACTTATACCCAGCATCCGTTGACGGACTTGCTCCCACATAAACATTACCTGTAGTTGGCCAAACAGTAAGACCACTGTACAACGTTGTGTATAATCCCAAGTATCCAGCGCTAGGGTTATTAAATAGCAAGTTATTTCCTACTGCCCAGATTTGACCTCTTAGTGTTTGTGCTGTTGGGTTTGTACCTACGTACATTTGTAAATAAACTCCACTGCTGCCACCTATTGCCATTGTGGTATACCCTGCATTTGCCGATGCACTCTGGGTATTAATTATTACATCACCACTAGTTGTCTCTATTGCTCTGTGGGTAGTTCCTGTAAGAGAGGTAAGAGTTGGATTATAGTAAATACCTCTTGCAATACCAGAATATGTTCCCGTATGGTTTATATTATAACTTAATTGTAAACCAGTTAATGTACTTGTACCTGAAGATTGAGCAGGTAATGTTGAAATAACTACTGCTGTAGTTCCTAATACATTTCCTAAAACATTACCTCTTGCAGTTGAATTAAGTTCCTGTAGTATAAATACCCTATTGCTAGGGCCTGCTTGTAGCCAATCACCAATACCGCTATTACCAAAGGTAATTTGGTTATTAGCTGTCAATCTAATTGACATTGTTCCTGTAAAACTACTGTTGGTAAGATAGAGGTGGTTGTTTATCCTGGCAGTCCCATCAACATCTAGTTTGTATCCTGCGTCTGTGGTTGTTCCTACTAAAAGATTACCATTAGGATTAAGCGTGAGTAATGTGGTATTATTTTGAATTACTTTAAATAAGTTTCTAGAACCGCTACTAGTGTTTTCAAATATAAACCCATCTATATTACCGTCTGGAATAGTAGAAGTAAATAATACAGGGCGATTTGTAGTACCTGCTAAAGTGGAAGGTGTTTGGTTTGCATAGCCATCATATTTTGTAGAACCAGGAGTTGTAATTTTACTTACTAATCCATTTCCTAAAGTAACAGTTAAGTTTGTATCTCCAGGACCAAATGTTATAGATCCACTGGATATAATTTCTCCACCTGTTACGTTTGTAAACTGAATTCTTCCGTAGTCAGCGTATCCTGGTCTTTGGGTAAAAGATATGTATCTTCCTGCCACATAAGCAACTCTTAATGCAAGATTGCTTACCCCTGTAAACGCACCATTAGTAAAAGTAGGATTGATGTCTAGTCCTACTAATACAGCATTGTTTGCAGCAGCAACAATTGTACTCTCAATAGCCATTGCCCTTCCTAAAGCACCCGCTAAATTTACAGTACCTCCAACAATAAATCTTGCACTTGAACTCAAAGATATAGTACCAACAGAAAAGTTACTAGCAACACTTGTATTGTTATTTATATTTATCTTTCCTCCAGATATCCCCAAAGTAGAAGAAGGGCCAAATAAAATACTTACATCTGTATTATTTCCAAGAGTTAAATTTCCCTGTACCCTCGCAGTCCCATTAACATCTAACTTATATCCTGCATCGGTAGTAGTGTTTATCAACAAGTTATTGTTTGTTGACAATCGCATCCTTTCATCTAATCCAAGTGATCCATTTTGACACCAAGTGTAATACCATCCATTACCGAAACCATTTTTAAACCTGAACTCACCACTACCCCCAGTAAAATGAACGTACTGCGATGTGCCGTTTCCAACAAAATTGCCTCCAACATCTATGTTTCCAGTACTAGTCAGCCCACCTACAGTAATCGCATTGGTGGTGGTGTTCCCTGCTGTGGTTACTTGTGCTAGGGTAGGAGTTGTTCCAGCAGTAGGGTTTTGGTTTACCCATTGACCGCTAGTTGAGTTGTAGGCTAGTACTTGTGCGTTGGCAGGAGCACTGATTGTTACATCACTCAGTCCATTTAGATCTGAGGCCCCAAGCGTAAGAGTTTTTAAATTCTGTACAATAACCCGTAGTCGTGTAGCCTTATCTTTTTCTGATTGGTCACGGGTCTTACTATAGATTTTGTCCGCCTCACTTGCAGATTTTAATAATTGGGATGCTATATTATCCAATTCTGCCATTAAAGACTCTTTAACATCTCAATCATTTTCGGATGAGGGTATATGTCAAT